TTGGACAATAATCACCTCCCCGTGACTACTTAGTCACATAACCTTGAAAGCAAAACGCTAAATGCTAAATCTCTCATCCTCCGGCGGCTCTGGTAACTACATCCGCTTCTCTCCCCAGGCCAACGCTTGGACAAACTCAAACAACGAGGAAATCCAACTCAAGAAGGTTGTGTTCGACATCGACAACGTGCAGACAGGCTGGCTCTTGCTGGCTGTTGGTCAGCGCGAGTGGAACCCTGACGTGGCACTCGGCAAGAAGGGTCCGCAGCCAACGCCTGAACACAAGCGCGGGTTCATGGTCACGCTGTACAACAAAGAGATCGGTGCGGCCGAGTGGTCTAGCAACGGAGTTGGACCCAACATGGGCTTGGAGCAGTTGTACAAGACCTGCGACGCGCAACGCGCTGCAAACCCTGGCAAGTTGCCTGTGGTTGAGTACAAGGGTTCTAAGTTGGAGAAGATCGGCAAGGGTACGACTCGCATCCCTAACTTCGAGTTGGTGAACTGGGTTGTGCGTCCTGAGGGAATGGATGCTGAGGCGGCTCCTGTTGAGCAAGCACCCCAGCCAGTGCGTCAAGCACCGGCGAAGGCGGCTGTAGTGGAAGACGAAGACGAGATGTTCTAAGCCGTAGTCCCGAACGCCGAGGTGTAACAGCCTCGGCTTTTTTTTCCTCTAAAAACAAAGAATTAGGAATATGAATGAGTTGGCTTTATTCGCAGGTGCTGGTGGAGGAATACTTGGGGGAAAACTTCTCGGATGGAGAACAGTCTGTGCCGTTGAGTGGGAGCAATACCCAGCAAGCGTACTGTGCGCCCGACAAAATGACGGGCTTCTCCCGCCTTTCCCGATTTGGGATGACGTACAAACCTTTGACGGAAAGCCGTGGCGAGGAATTGTTGACGTTATATCTGGAGGGTTTCCATGCCAAGACATCAGCGCAGCAGGGGCAGGCGCTGGAATTGATGGAGAGCGAAGCGGAATGTGGGGACAAATGGCGCGCATCATTCACGAAGTACAACCCAAATTCGTGTTCGTGGAAAACTCACCAATGCTCACTTCTAGGGGACTTGGACGAGTTCTCGGAGACTTGGCCTCAATGGGGTTTGATGCGAAATGGGGAGTGCTGGGAGCAGCGGACGTTGGAGCAAACCATCAGAGGGACAGAATCTGGATTGTCGGAACAAACATGGCCTACCCCAAGATGTCAAATGACTCGGCCAGTAAAAATCAGATTGGACATAGAAAAGGGTCACAAGGGGAATTTAGAAGAAGTTGTGGCATTGAGGGAGAAGTTTACAACCCCAACAGCACACAATTCAAAAGAAACGAATGCGCCGAGCGAAATGAACAGAAATACTCCTACGCTTGCTGCTCAAGCTGGTGGAAGTTTGAACCCAACGTGGGTCGAGTGGCTGATGGGGTGGCCGCTAGGGTGGACAGACTTAAAGCCATTGGAAACGGACAAGTCCCTCTGTGCGCCGCAACCGCATGGCGAATCCTAAGTAATAAATAAAAGAATGAAAGAAACAATATGCAAGCCGAACAAATAGCGCAGGCACTAGGCAACGCAAAGCAAGCAAACGGATCATGGCTGGCATCATGCCCAGTCCAAAGCCACGGTAAGGGCAACGGGGACAAGAACCCATCCCTTTCCATCACGGAGACTTCAGAGGGTAAGTACTTGTTCCACTGCCACGGCGGGTGCGATCAGAACGATGTATTCGGCGCAATCAGAGACAGAGGTCTTTTGCCGGAAATACCTCAACGCACTGAGATATTTAGCACGATGGCCACGCTCGCTCCGCAGCCGATGACGTTGGAGCAGGAGTGGGAGTACATGGACGAGGACAGGAACACCCTGTTCATCAAGCAGAGGTTCAAGACGAACACGGAGAAGGGCAAGGACTACAGGCTGGTCAGAGTTGACGCACTTGGTAGGCGGCACTCACGGCTTGGGGATGTAAGGATTGTTCCTTACCGATTCCCCGAACTCTTGGACGCAAAGACAGCGGGAAGAGCCATCTACTTGGTCGAAGGCGAGAAGGCAGCGGACGCGCTGGTGTCTATAGGAGCCATTGCCACAACGTCACACGCTGGGGCTGGGCATTGGCCTGCTGAGATTACGCAGTACTTTGCTGGGGCAAACGTGGTGGTCGTGCCAGACAACGACAAGGCGGGGCAGGAGTACGCCAAGAAGGTAATCAAGAACCTACTGCCGGTGGCTAAGTCTGTCAGGTACTTAGACCTGAACCTGCCGTTCCCTGGCGATGATGCCTTCGAGTGGGTGAAGATGGGAGGCACGAGGGCTGAACTCGCTGCACTCGCAAAGAACCTACCAGCAATTGAATCGAACGATACCGCAACGAACAGCGAACAGTACGACTCGCACAGCGAAAATACATCACAGGATGACTACGACTCCAACGCGCCTATGCACGAGGAGTCAACCAAGGCCAAGCCTTTGTTCCTCAACATCGAGTCCTGGGACACGATACAGGACGAGCCAGTCGAGTGGCTGATTGAGAAGGTCATCCCAAAGAAGGCGTTCGTTGCCTTGTACGGACCGCCAGGCAGTTACAAGTCGTTCATCGCCTTGGACATTGCGGAGGCTGTGGCCACGGGTAGGACGTGGATGGGAAACGAGATCAAGGATCCAGGCGCAGTCCTATATATATGCGGGGAGGGACACGGCGGTATCGGTGCAAGGATCAGGGCTTGCAAGGTACACAACAACACGCAGCAGGGCGCGGAAATCTACGTTATCCGTCACCAACTCAACCTGCGCTCTTCGGAAGAGGACTTCGCACTTCTCATGCTGTCTATCCAGCAACTCATCAATGAGACGGGCGTGGAGTTCAGCCTCCTGCAAATAGATACCTTGGCCAGAGCCTTCGGCGGCGGCAACGAGAACGACTCCCAAGACATGGGGGCGTTCATCACCAACGTGGGACGGGTCCAAAGGATGCTGGACTGCACCATCATGATCTTGCACCACTCAGGCAAGGATGCCACAAGAGGGCTGCGCGGCCACTCTTCCCTCTTAGGAGCCGTGGACACGCAACTGGAACTCTTAAAGATGGAGTCAGGCGTAAAGAAGGACGGGATTGCGGGTTCGGGACTCTTAACCATCAGCAAGCAAAAGGACGGAGCCGACAACATCAAGATCGGATTTGAGATGGTTGAGGTCGAGTTATCGCCATCCAGTTTGGGACTGGAACCCGTCATCAGCCTTGCCGTTAACCCTTCGGATGAGGCAACAAGGGTCATGGCGGACACGGAAAAGAAGGAGAAAAAGCCGCCATTGATGACAAGCCAGGGTGCGTCGCAGAAGGTTTGTCTTGACTCTCTGCACAAGGCGATCAAGGAATACGGCGAGATGCGGGACCTTGACGGCAAGAGAAATAAGGCGGTTTCTGTCGATCATTGGAAGGAAAAGTTCAAGGAAGTGTGGGGATATGACAAGACCGTAAAGCAAATCAACTCCAAATTTAGCCTATTGATTAACCAATTTGTGGCAAGAAATCAGGTCGTTGTGTTCAATAAGATGGCTTGGGTTGTTTTTGAGGATGGACAAAGTGAGCAATTCTAATGCTCAAGAATCAACGAATGGTCAACGAATGGACAGCCAAATGACCATAAATTTAAGTATTTGGGCAGAAAAAGCGGTGCTTTTGGGGTCTATAAATCAACGAATGGTCAACGAATGGTCATCAAATGGTGATCCATTCGTTGACGCAAATATGTCAACGAATGGTGGCAAATCCCTTAAGGGATGCCCATCCATTCGTTGACATTGATTAGATGCCGTGTAAGAAATTAGAAAGGTTTGATATGGTTACGAAGAAACGTGGGTTAGGGGTAAAGGTTGAGCAGCCGAGTTTTCCAGCAGACCCGTTCAAGGTCAAGTTGAACTCGTTGCTGTTGTCGATAAGTAATCGGAACAAAGACCACACTGCGGTGTGGGGTACTGATAGGTTGATTAACTTGGTGGATGCCGAACTCAGGACAAAGTTCTGGAATCAGATGGAACGGGTTTGGTTGGCTCAAGAGAATCGGGACGAGGAGAGGTTGGAGAAAGCGGTTAAGGGAATGATTGCGGGTTACGACGCCTTGGAGCGGTACGCGGTGGCGAACGGGATCAACCCGATGCCTGACATTGCGGCGATTGAGCATGAGATGGCCGACGGCTCGGTGATGGTCATTGTCAGGACGAAGGCCGATGCGTTGCTGTACAGCCAGTTCCGACCCGAGGTACAAGGGCGGCACATTTGGAACATGGAAGAGATCGAGACGATGATGGCTGGTGCGGTGATGCAGCAGGTCATCAAGATCAAGCAGTTGGACGCTGGAGCCACGATGGTGAAGGTGGGCGGGGACAGCGGGTTCGATGACATGGACAGTGACTTGGACTTTAGCAAGCCGTCAACGCTGCCAAAGAAGTTCAACACGGAACTGGCAGAGGCGGGCAGGAACGCCTCAATTTGACGAGAAAATGGGTACGGTGATAGGTTGGGTGCTTGGATAGACTAAAACGCTTAGAAAGGGCTTAGAAATGGCTGGTAGACCGAAACGCAAGGAGGACTTGATTAAATTGGATCAAGTTCCGCAGGAGCAGATCATCGTGATGTTGGAGCAGGGCAAGTCGATTACGCGCATCTGCATGGACTTGGGCGTGGGTCGAACAGCCATGAATGTGTGGTTAAGCAAGCCCGATAACATAGAATCGGTCTCGCGTGCGCGTGTAAGAGCCGCCGATCTAATGGTGTCCGACGCGCTGGACATCGCCGACTCAGCGTCCATCGAGGAGGTCAACCTGGCCAAACTACGCATCCAAACGCGCCACTGGACGGCTGAGAGGTGGAATGCGCCTGCTTACGCGCAGCAGAAGGGTCAACAGGTCAGCATCAACATCCAAGGTATGCGCATGGACGCACTGCGCCATGTCGAGGTACTCGAAGACTTATCCACACCCAAATTGTCCACTTAGTCACAATAACCTGTGTATAAGTACCATACGACCACACAATCCATGTATAACCTGTGCGTAAGTGGCAATCTTATTAACATAATGAACACTGTATCAATTACAGTTCCGCATCGTGGAATCCTGCCCACTTGGGGCTGGATTTTGGCCGTCTGGCGGCTGACCCCCCCCCTTCGTGCCATCGGCGGGGGCGGGACTGATGCTGCCCCTAAGAAATACCGACCACAACCCATAGAAAGCCGCCAATGACCACA